CCGTTGACAAGCTTAACCTGATGGCGACTCCGCTCGTCTCGCTCTCGATTGAGACACCGGTAACCGACATTAACTTTTTCAGGAACGGCAATTTTTACTCGAGTTTCTGGGCTACACCGGGTGGCGTGACTTGCCCGGTTGGCACAGAGACCCAGAACGCCAGTTATTGGACAGTCAATCCGAACGGTGCCGCGGTCTGGTGCAAACGTTCCACTGACGTGCCGGATGCCTATTCGCTTTGGAGTCTCGAGATTGACGGTGCGCCGAGCGTCACCGATTGCAGCATCGGCCAGGCAATCAATGGCGATTTGAGCGCGACGTTGCGCCGGCCTTCGACGTTTTCGGGCTATATCGAGAACAATTCGGGTTCTGTCTTGTCGTCAACTCTTGAAGTCTGGACGGCAGACACGTTCAATAATTTTTCTACGGTGACCAAACAGACCACCGTTAACCTGCAAACGGTGCCGAACGCCGCTTGGGCGTATGTCACTGCAACGATCGATCTGAGCACGGTGACCAATGTCGGCAACGGGTTACTGCTTAAAGTCAGGTTGCCGAACGGTACGCTTACCACCTCGGCAAAACGCGTCAATTTCAGCCGCCTGAAATTCCAGCTTGGCGAAGTCGCAACCCAGTTTGCCGATGATCCTTCTCAATTTATCCAGACACCGTCTATCGACTCGACCATGCTGCAGGACGGATGTCTTGCGCGACCGGGCCTTTACGTAACGAATCCCGGCGTTATACCAAAAGGCGCATACGGACCCGGTTCAATACAGAGTGCAGACATCGGAGTTGGCCAGGTCAAGGCAATAAACCTGGATCCAGGGATATCGACTACGACGGCAGCGAATTTCACTGTTCCCGCTGCGAACGCCAACGTCGCTATCACGATGACCAGTGCGACAGGTATTTCGACTGGTTTGGTTCTTAGCATTGCCGGAGCGGGCAGTTACTCGACGGTGAGCGTGGCAAGCAACGTTGTTACGGCACAGAACACGGGCGCCGCCGGAAATGCTGCACCAGGAACAATCATAAACAGCGGTGCCAGTGTCACTACGAGTGGAAACGCGGTCATCGGCGGTCTGGGCTACACGCCAATCAATAAAGCGGGCGACTCAGCAATTGGTCCAGGCGCATTAGGGTTCAACAATGACGATCCGGTAGGAAGCACCACTATAGGCAAGGCCGCAATCCTTGTTAATATAAGCGCTGCAAACCAGAACAACGATGGTTTCATGCCAGCCATCAGCTTTAATCGACCGAGTGTATTCGGAAGAGCGATCGGTCTAAGCACTACCGGGCGATTCAAGACGGTCGATCACACTTCGAAAGTCGGCTATTTGCTGGATACGGTTACGGGTGTCGATACCGCTTCTTACCAGGCTGGCTCGATCACACTGCAGGCACTTGCCCAGAGCTTGATTAATATCGTGATTCCTGCAGGGATGGTCCGGATGTTTGCCGGTCCCGCGATACCAACCGGCTGGCTTGTCTGTGACGGCAACCATTATTTGCAGAGTCAATATCCTGCGCTCTATTCTGCGCTCGGCGCCTATTGGGGTGCGGGCGGTTCCGGTGCCAGTGCCTGGTTTGCGGTACCGGATTTCCGAGGCCGCAGCCCGCTTGGGTACGTGAACAGCGCAGTCACCGGGATTACAGCTCGCGCATTCGGTTCAAACGGTGGCGAAGAAAACCATCAATTGAGCATTGCCGAACTGACCAATCACGATCATACACTGAGCGATCCTCAACATAGTCACGGTATAACTCAGTCTGCGCACGCTCATAGCTATATCGATCCGACTGGCGGTCGTTTCGGTGTGTTCGGTGGTGGGACGCAAATCTTTTATCCAGGTGGCGCGACCAATACCTCTTCACAGAACGCCAATATTACGATCAACAACAGTCCTACCAACGTTACCATGGCGAAAACGGGCGGTAACGCAACGCACAACAACATGCAACCGTACGCGGTGCTTTACTTTGTAATTAAAACGTGAATGTCGGACAGATTGCCAAAGATTGGTACGCAGCGCATGAGCCCGAAGGCGCTTTGTCGGCAACGATCCTTCGCTGTTTTTTTCATGGCGTTATTATCTGTCGCCCAAATTTTCTGCTTATGGCTGAGACATGCTGGTGTGACGGCACAAACATCGATTTTAGAAGGTTACCGCATTCCTGTTGGTGGATTTATTTTTGGACCACTAAAAAAGGTGCGATGTCCAGTTACGATCTCTGCCTTGAGGCGCCAATCCGGTTGGATTGGGTTGCGTTTAAACGCAGAGGTAAAATCAAAATCATAGCCTGGGACAAGCTATACAACAAAGATATCTATTATGGGCGGCGCACCATCAGTCCAAGCACCAAAACCACCTGATGCCGGTGTAGAATTTGGCCAGGCGTTGCAAGCCTATACCTCCGGTGCGCCGGCGCTCTATCAAGAAGAATCGCAGTATCAACCGCTCTACAACCAGATGCAGCGAGGCATGGAGCAGGAAAATATCAATGCCTACGCACAGCAATATTTCGGGTTGATGCCGGAAGCCCAGGCTGCTGCTACCGCATCTCAGCAACAGGCGTCTCTCGGTCAATTGCAGAATATGCAGGCATTAGCGCCGCAGGTCAGCCAGACGCTGATGTCTTCCATGCCGCAATACGGGCAGATGTCAGACCTAGCTAAACAGCAGATGTCTGCCGGGATGGATCCGCGTTTAACCTCGCTTTATCAGAATGTGATGGGCGCAATTCCCGGCCAGCAACAAGCGTTCCAGAACCTGGCTACTCAAGCCGGTCAGCAACTGACTCCGATTAACCAGCAACTGCAAACGCTCGCCACTCAATCGCAGGCAGGCACAGATCAGACCGTGGCTCAACTGGGCAAACTGCCACCAAAGCGAACGTGATGGGTGCTCTCGGCAATCTGGATCCGCTTACCCAGCAACTTCAGACTACGGCACAACAACAGTTGGCGCTTGGCGGACAGATGTCGCCGCAAATGGCAGCAGACGTGGCGCAGCAGGAACGCGCAGCTTATCAAGCTCGAGGCATGATGCAGTCAGCTGGCTCGATCGGCGCCGAGGTCATGGGCCAGCAACAGGTGCAACAACAACTGCTAGGGCAACGTGAGCAGTTTGCCAGCGGCGTAAGCGGTCTGGTCCAGAACGAGCAGCAACAACGAGTAGCCAATGCGCTGGGACTCAGTTCCACCGATATTCAAGCCACTCTGGCTAATCAGCAATTGGGCGCGGGTATCGGCCAGAATATAGCCGGTATCCAGCAGGCTAATACCGGTCTGCAGTCCGGTCTCCAGAACCAGATTTCCGGGAACCTGCAGAATGCGCTCCAGCAGCAAGCCGGTTTACAGGGACAAGCCTTGAGTGCGTATCAGGGCGCAATCGGGCAGGTTGCGGGTGCGGGTTTGAATGCCTATGGTACGGGTGCGCCGAGCTTGTTCCAATCCAGCGGGCTTTTGGGTCTGGTCAATCAGAACACCATGGCAGGCTACAACGCGAATATGGCCGCGCAACAAATGAACGCGCAATCCAAAGGTGCGGCGAGCGGCGCCATGATCGGTGCCGGTGCCAGTATTTTAGGTGCCGTAGCTGGTGGTGTAGCGTTATTTTAGGTTTTTTATGTTAACTGTGCCGATCGAGATCAGGAAATCCGAGATTCATGGGTACGGAGTGTTTGCACTCAGGAATATTCCGAAAGACGCCGTGATCTGGATGTTCACACCTGGTCTGGACCGAGTCATATCACTGTTGGGTGTGAAAAACGCTGAGCCATCTATCCGTGCTTACGTTATGGAACGAGGATTTATCAATCCGCAGGAACCCGATGACATAGTCGTCTGCGTTGATGAAGCGCAGTTTATGAATTTCCCGAGACGCGGTGAGCCGTCGAACACCAAGCTCGGGGGCATTCTCGATGGGCAATATCTGATTCTGGCAGCAGAGAAAATCCTCGCCGGAACCGAGATTACCGTGCCGCCCGAGAGCGATGCTGATTACAACAGGAAAATGGATTGGCATGGAACTTGACCAAAAGATCAAGGAAACCGTCGAGTTTATCTGGGAACAACTCAACAGGTACAAAAACCCGGTGTTGAATTGTTCGTTCGGCAAAGACTCGATGGTGCTGCTTCATTTGCTTTTGGCGCACAATATCAGACCTCCGATCGTTTATTATTCTGATCCATGGTTCCCGCGAAAGAACGAGTTTGCCAATCGCGTAACCTCCATGTGGAACCTCGAGGTACACAATTATCCGCCGGCTAAAGTGTCGCTCATGCA